CGCTATAACAACGGCGCTCGCGGCGCTGGCGTTATCCCCTCTGGCAGGGACAGTGCTTCCCCGATGGAACCAGGCGGAATGATAACTGCAGGCCCAATCGACGTGCGCTACACCGTAGAGCGCATCAACAGCGTAGATTACGTTACAGCCGATCAGTTCCAGGCCGGCATGTCAAGAGCGGCCCAGCAAGGCGCTCTTCAAGGCGAGCAACGCACGCTTCGTAAGCTCCGCAATTCACAAACTGTTCGCTCTCGCATGGGCATTTAATCATGACAGCTCGCGACTATCCATTTTTTAGCGACCGCCTTGCATTAGCTCAATATGTCATCTTCTATGAAGTGGCAAAAAACGGCTCATTAAATGCGGTGTATCGAGGGCAAAATTTCTTTATCAATGACCAGCCATCGTATGACGATGGCAATGGTCCGGCTCAATATTTGTTTGTGCCATTTGCTTTTACTGGCATTACTGTGACGCGCAATGGAGACAATGAAAGCACATCGTTAATCTTGCCGAACAATACCATCGTTAGAGTTTGGACCACTGCGTTAATGACAGTAGGAAGACGATGGGTGGCAAAAGTAGACACGCTTATTGTTGATCCAGATGACAGCACTAAATACAATCCTCTTTCCACTTACACGGGGCAAGTGGTTAATGCTGGATGGGCCGGCCCTCGCCTTGAAATACAACTTGGTTCAGTGCTTGATGCAGTGGGAGCTGACGTACCTAGGAGGCGCATTACAGAGGGAGCTTTCGGTCCGCTCCCGACAACGGCATCAGTAAGAATGGCTTGATGCGAGATTTGTTTTCTCTTATCGGCACTCCTTACGAACTAGGTGCAGATGGTTCGCAAGGAAAGATCGATTGTATTCATCTTGTATATGCTGCATGGGATGAGCTTGGTATTATGTCTCCTGAATTTGACTATCAATGGTACGAGGCGTCCTTTCGTTATATTGCAAGGGCTATATTGCGTTGGGGCGCTAGGATACAAGCACCCTATCAAGACGGGGATTTGCTGCTTCTACCAAATAAGGACCATGCTTTTGCAGTGGTTTGGCAGTCAGGCATCCTTTACATTAATAGAGACTTAGGAGCTGTTTCTTGGTGTCCATTAACCGCAATTCCTCGTTGTCAAGCTTTTCGATGCCGATCCTTCCCTATGAGCGGCAGTTAATCGAACTGCTTGGTTGTAGCGCTGAGGAATATTGCGAATTCAGGAAAGAAGTGATGTTGCGCTCAAAAGAGCGCCCTGCTGTTTATGACCACATTCCTGATATTTACAACGGCGAAACTGCTTGGGCAATTGCTGCAATTGTTATCAGCATTGGTAGCACTGCCGCAAGTTATTTTCTTGCTCCTAGGCCTGATGTGGGCGGGACAAAACAGCGTAATAGGCAGTTAGATAGTATTGTTGGTCGAGATAGGTTTGCTCCCACTTTTGGATTCCAAAGCGGACAAGAGATTTCTCGTTATGGAGAGTCCGTTCCAATTGTTTTTACAAAGCATTTTTATCAAGGATTTTTAAAAGAATACATTGGTGGGGTGATGATTGGCCCCAAGCTTGTTTGGTCTCGTTCTTTTAGTTGGGGGCGCTATCAAAGCATTGACATGGTGTTTCTGGCGGGACAAGGGCAAATGGGAAGGGGGCCCTATTCCACTACAGCAGATATTGCGGAAGACAAGGCTGGCATTTATCTGGGCCAGTCTCCAATTGACACTCTTCTTCCATCGGACTACCGCTGGTTTTATTATCAAGGGCCAAGTGCTAATAGCAACGGAATTGGCTATGCGAATGATAGTCGTTTAGTCGCTGCTCACCATCGTCATGGCACTTGGGGGGACAACGGTCCGGTGGGTTCGGCTTTCTATGCTCCCACTTTCAATGGTGGCGATGCGGCTGGTTTTAGCCATAGCTTCTCACCTTCTACGCAGCTTCAGTTTGGCGTGTATGGAGCCATTCCCAATGGCACGCCACTTCGCTTAAACTGGCAAGTTGTTAGCAATTTAGACGATTACGCAGAAGAGACAAGAAATAGTAACAATGCGAAACGATTAGCAATTTGTGGCAATATCAACATGGGAGGCACCGGGAGGAACTATCCCAGGCAGATTGGCATCGTACAGCACAATAATTTCACCACATCATTTACTGGCGATAATGGCGAATTAAGAACTGTTCAGGAGGGAGATATCATCTCGGTGGTGTTTAATGCCCAGCGTTTACAAAGATCATTTTACATTGAGCCTTACATTCAAAAACCAGAAAACATAGATGCAAGAGGCATCGATAACACTGAAGTGATTACCACTTCTCAATCAGAACTGGAAAAGTTTGACGAAGTGTTGCAGCGTGGTACATATTTCTTTGTGGGCAATTGTAAGTTTATTGTTGAATCAAGAGATCCTGCCGACGAAATTTACAACAAAAGGGTGAGGCGGCCCATTACGGTGAAGCTCAAATGCGTGGAGGTATATCCAGACCGACTTGGTTTCGGGCGCATTGGCATTGTCAATCCCTCCTATGCAAACAGCGCCCTTCCATTGCCCCGCACGGGCTCTGTAGCGGCGACGGACATTGGCTCACCATGGTTCCCATTGTGCCAAGCGGAATTGGCCACTTTCCAGAACACGCGCAAATGTCAATATACAGAGATTGGCATTCGATCTAATGTTTGGTTGCGTTTTAATAATTTATGCAATTTTACAAATCTTCCTGAGCCAGAAGCTCTTGAGAGGTTTGATACGGACAATATCAGCATCTCATCTGGAACGCTTCAAACTTACACAAAAAGGGCGTCATTCTTTTTCGTCTATGTGAAGCCGGCCAATGCTTCATCTTCTGAAACTTGGCAACTCATCACTGACATTCCATTTTGCGTCACTGGCTCTTCGCCGCAGGATAAGTTTAATTTTATTCGCATTGCTCATAATTTTGACCAGTTTGAATTTCAACTTAGGCCGGTATCATCTGCTGAAATTATCCACATTATTGGCCGAGATCAGCTTTGTTTTAGGCTCAGCGCGGAAGCTTCGTTCCTCCCTCAGGAGACAATGCAAACCACTTACGGACCTTTCACCGTCTATGTAAAAGGAACGAAGGAGGAGATCAGCGACCTGGCCGTCAATGATGAGCTTGTTAATACAAATATTGACAAGGATGCTCAATACTATACGGCTACACAACTTGGCGTTAAGTTTGCGGGGGCGACATTATTAAGCACTGGGGCGCAAGCATCGTCCAATCAAATTAGCAATGCCATTAGCAAAGCTATTAATAAAGACGCCGACCCCAATGCTCTGGAAACGGGTTTTACTGACATTCCATGGGGAGGAATTGGTGAGAACAGCACTTATACAATGACGAATACTGAAGCCAGTATTTTCAATATTACGCTTAACAACGGCAATCGTAGTAAGAGTATGTCCTTGAAGATGGACTTGCAAGTGTATAAAGGGGGTGCAATTGGAGATCGAGATTTATTTTGGCGCATTCTGGATATTCGGCCAATTAATGTCACTTCAGACAATAGTTTCAAATGGGAGAAAGGCGATACGTTCACCATTACGAAGACTCTGATTAATCCCGTGGATTCAGTGGTCTTTCGTTTTGAAGTGCTGCAGGGCGTCACAGGCAAGCTTCCTAATCAAAACGCGCAGCCAGGGCAGTACGAACGCTTGTTTGAAGGCAACTCTGCGATAGCGGAGGTTTCGCACTACGGCGATCTTATTACCAGAAGCTGTGACAACGGCCCTGAGCACGAAGTGGTCTATGTGAACGAGAGTCTCACGCCTACCAACATCCCCACTTATGAAGGCTGTGCAATGGCTGGTTTGCGCATTCGGAGCGGTCGCAATATGACCCAGCTAGAGCAGCTCCATTTGTATCAAAAGAATGGTGTGCAAGTGGAATTGGTGAGGTCTGGCAATCGTCCATACGCAACTGGATCTTCCAATATTTTCACTGACCTTGTTTATTATTTGCTGTCAAATAAACAGGCGGGCATGGGAACACTTGTTGGCGATTCTGTTGTTGATATAGATAGCTTTGAGCAAACTGCTAAGTTTCTTGAGTCGAACTATTTGTATTATGACGACGTTATTGTTGAGCCTAAAAACCTACGAGATTTCATCGCCTCCATAGTTCCTTCGCTCCTTTGTAATCTTTCCACTCGCAACGGAAAGATTGCAATCACGCCAGCTATTCCTCATCAAGCCACTGGATCCATTGAGCCTTTAGTGGATGTGCCCATTCGTGCAATGTTCACTGACGGTAATATCATTGAAGATTCTTTTGAACTTCAATACATTTCAGGGGATGACAGGAAACCCTTCAAAGCGTCCATTCGCTACAGGAAAGAAAAAACAAATCAATTTCCGGAAGAAAAAAATCTTCTCGTTTACTATCCCGACGAAGCAGATGCTCCTATCGAACAATTCGACTTCACACATATCACTTCCCGCATTCATGCGGAACAAGCTGCAAAGTACTTATTGAGTGCTCGTCGTAATGTCACCCATACAATTAGTTTTAAGGCTGTGCCATATGGTATTGCACTTGCCCCTGGTGATTACATTCGCGTGGTGACGCAAAGCAATATCTTTGATCCTGATGCCAATAATGGGGTGATCTTGGATGACCAAGACGACAACGCAAACGACCCAAGAAAGGGAAACTTTGCCGGTGGCACCATTGTTTCTTTTGCGCCATTAGCGGACGGTAATCACGATGTATTCTTGTGGGACAGGACAGATAGCGAGGTGCAAGAAACGAGCATTTTTGTGCAAAATGGTATGGCATTTAGTCAGCGCAATGCCATGTTCTCGCTGAGAAAAAATATCACTCGCACTGAAGTGTATGCAGTGGAATCGCTGCAATTAGACGAAGACGGAATGGTTATGATTACAGCAAGCTATTTCCCTCTTTATCAAGCAACAAATTATAGTAAAATTGCATATGAGGTGGTACGCGGCAGTTTTGTCGTCGAGTCAAACTAATTATGAGTCTTCCCGACATTACGCCCACTTCTCGCTCGCTAAACTTTGGCGTTTGGCCTGTTAAGATTTTTCGCTCTAACAATGGAGCAGAATTGAGAAGGCTCTATGGAAATAGAAGAACCAATTTAGAGCTAGAGCTAGTGTATGAAAATGTTCCGGACGGCATTGCGAATCAGTTCAGGGAAAAATATGACGATGTAAAAGGCGAGTTCGACACTTTCCGCCTTCCTGGTAATACTTACGCTGGCTGGACAAGCGACGGCCAAACATTTACTGGCCCTACTGCTAATGTTTGGCGGTATAAAGAGCCTCCTTCTATTGATAGCGTGAAGCGAGGTGTTAGCACCGTCCGAGTAGTTTTAGTTAGCGTATTTGTTCAATAACTGCCTTGATAACACTTAGACTAGATTTGTGATTGTTGGGCCATGACTTATTTCACCGGACGAAATGGAAAGCTTGTGGTGGATGGCGCAGCTATCGCCAAAGTAACGTCGTGGTCTATGAATGCAGATCTAGACTTGCTTGAAACTACTGCGTTGAATGATGCTAATAAAAGTTTTGTAGCAAACCTTCCCACTTATACTGGTAGCGCAACTATTTTGTACTACAAAGATGCCGCTGGTGCTTTTGAAACCAGTGGTATTTTTGGAAGACTATTAAGACGAAGTGCTTCTCTTGCTACGGCAACTTTGCGCCTTCAAATCATGGATGGCAACACTCCTCGCGAAGTGGTTCTTGATGCTTTCATTACTTCCATTTCCATGGGAAGCTCTGTTGGTGAAATTGTATCTGCTGATATTAACTTTCAGGCGACTGGCGACCTGGCTGACCCTGCTGCTCAAAACCCAATTGGCGTGGCGTTGTAATCATGAGTGTTTACTTAGGTCATCGTGGACGCATTGAACTAGAACGCACGGGGCAATCTAAGGTTGTCACTAACGTGCTAGCGATCAATGTCAACGCAGATCTAGATCGTTTGCAGCTTAGTTTTGGTAGTGAAAATGGAGTGGATCTTCCTTGTCCATTTAGCAATGGAGATGAAGTAGAATTTCGCGGCCCTGTTAATGCTGCTGGCAATAGAGAACTGCTAACTTTTGTTTCCACTAGTGGATGGGCTGATAATAATCAGCATGGCACGGGAAAATGGTTTATTAATATTGACGAGCTTGGTGGATTGCGTTTGTTCTCTACGTTTGAAGACAGTCTTGCAGGAGACGTAGTTAATGCCATTCCATTGGAGGCTATTGCTGCAAATATTAATAACGTAGAACTAGAACTGATTAATAACATCCCAAGAATTCTTGGCAGAGCAGTATCTTGGGAATTAAATACAACCAGAGAGAATGTAGATACCACTGTCTTGATGGATCAATTCCGCAGTCAGTGGTCAAGCCTGATGTCAGGCAGTGGTCGTATTTCTGCGCAATGGAACTATAGGGATGAAGTGGGGCAATCAGATGTTGACATTGCAAACTATTTCTTGCAACTTGCTGTGCGCACTGAAATAGGAGCGCAGTTTAAGGCACAATTATTTTTAAAAACCCCTGGTTTCGGAGGGGACAATCCAGATGGCACTGATGATGCATTGTGGTATAGCATTACCGGCGTCATCACTCAAGCCGGAGTGCAAGTTGGATCTGATTCAATCATTGAAGTGGGAGTGGATTTTATTACAACCGGGCCGATCAAGCTTTTAGCTAAGACCATTCCATTGGATGTTATTTTGCAAGAAAATGGTGATGATATATTGCTAGATGGCATAAATGGTCGCCTCTTGCTAGAGTGATGCATAGCGTAAAAAAGCAGCGCTGAATTATGGCAGACCTTAAAATTTCCGCACTTACTGAGCTTGCGGCGCAAGACTTGGACAGCGATGATGTGCTGGCTGTGGTTAATTTGGGGACTAGCGCCACAAGGAAGATACGTGCATCATCGTTAATTAATAGATCAGTTGCATTTCTTTCTGGAAGCACAATTTCTGGAAGCGCTATTGATTTCAGCAGTGTAACCATTAGTGGCTCTTCTATTGCAAGTGGCACTATCGCTACAAGCAATATTGCTAACGATGCGATTACTGCAGTTTTGTTGGCTAATAATAGTAGCGCCGTTGTTAGTGGAGCTTTGCCGGCGTCTGGAAGCTTCACTGGTCAGTTTGCAATCACATCAGGAGACAGCTCTCTTTATGCATGGGATGGTGGTTCATGGACCTCCGTTAAAGCTGCTGGTTCTATTTCTTCAATTAGCGGAATTGCTTCAGGCATTGTCAATATTGGCACTGTAACCACTAGTGGTAATACTACGATTAGTGGCTATCTCTCCGCTACAACGTCTGGCTCTCAGTTTCTCGCTGGCCCTCTTGGAACGGGTGGAGCCGTCTATTACAGGGGAATCACAGCAGCCGATCTTCCTGCTGCGACTACTACTGAGATTGGTGGCGTAATTGTCAATGGAAATGGCCTAGTTCTTAGTGGAAGTACCATTGCAATCAACAATACCATCTCCACTGCATCGGGCTTCTTAGCTTTTTCAGTAAATCAATTTGGCGTTGTCACTCACACTCGTGCAGTTACCGGCAGCGATCTTCCCATTGCTCAGGCCGGGATTGTTGGCGCTGTGCAGCCAGGAACTGGTTTAAATGTAAACGGCGCTGGGTCTCTTGGCCACTCCAATACAATAGCTTCTGGCACCACAAATGGCTTTACTTTTGACTCTGAAGGTCACATTACAAATGCCATTCCATTAGTTGCTGACAATATCCCTAGTCTTCCTGCGTCCAAAATTACAACTGGCACTCTCAATCCTGATTTACTAGGCACCAATTCCATCACTGGCGTCAAGCTTGGCGATGGCTCTACTGTGCAATTTGGTGGTGCAAATAACACGACTGGCATTGTCTCCTTCCCCATTCCGCAATTTGATGGTCAATATTTTTGGGACGCAACCAATAAAGATTTGTATATTTATGATGGCAATACATGGCAGCCAGTTACTATTACAAGTGGAGAATTAATCCTTGCTGGCACATACAATGCCACTACCAATAGGGTTGCTTCTGTAACCACTGCCGGCAGTGCTCTTGGTCTGACCATTGGCGGAGTGTTACCCGCTGCAGCGTCTGCGAACGAGCGTTACTATCTTGTTGTTGCCGTTAGTGGCACTGGAGTATCACCAGCCCCTGCAGTTGCGCTGGCGCCACCAGACATGCTGCTGTCAAATGGCACCACATGGGAACTCATCGATGTTTCCAATGCCATTGCAGGCCAAACGGCGGTCAATATTTCCTTTACACCGTATGGGAATCTTGCCGCAAGCGACGTGCAAGCAGCGTTGCAAGAGCTTGACGACGAAAAATTTGCAAAAGCTGGTGACACTATTACCGGCGAATTACTGATCGGCACGGCTGGCTCTCTTAAGTTTGAAGGAAGCTCCGCAGATGCCTATGAAACTGAAATTGCCGTAGTAAATCCTACACTTGACCGCACTGTTACTTTGCCCGATCAAAGTGGCACGGTTTTACTTGCTGGCAATGCCAGTATTGTCAATGCTGACATTAGTGCGTCAGCCAGTATTGCGTTTAGCAAGCTTGAGTCTCTTGCTAGCGCCAATATTTTAGTTGGCAACTCTAGCAACGTCCCAACATCACGCACAATGACTGGTGATGTTGAAATTAGCAACACAGGCGTCACTTCCATCGCGTCAAATGTCATTGTTGACGCTGATGTTAATGCGTCTGCAGCAATTACTGGTACAAAGATTCAACAAGGTAGCACGTCAGTTCGTGGCACCCTTCAATTAACTGATAGCGCTACTAGCACTAGCACCACTACAGCAGCAACGCCTAATGCAGTCAAGACTGCGTATGACTTAGCTGACGCGGCGTTAGCGAAGTCTGGTGGCACGATGACTGGAGTCATCGCCTTTGCTTCTGGTCAAACCATCGCTGGATATTTACCAGCAAGCGGCGGAACAATGTCTGGCGCTATTACTTTTGCATCTGGACAAACCATTGCCGGGTATTTACCGGCCAGTGGCGGAACAATGACTGGCGCCATCACTTTTGCGTCCAGTCAAACTTTCCCTCGTATTCCACAAAATAGTAAAACATCTGCTTATACGCTTATTGCCAGTGACATTGGAAAACATATTTCAATTACGACGGGAGGTGTCGCTGTTCCATCTGGCGTGTTTACTATTGGCGATGCAGTAAGTATTTATAACAATAGTGCTAGCACTCAAACCATCACTCAAAATAGTGGTGTAACGTTAAGACTCGCTGGTAGTGCTAGCACTGGCAATAGGTCACTAGCTCAGTATGGTGTGTGTACAATTTTATGCGTAGATACAAATGTTTTTGTTGTCACCGGAGCAGGTATTAACTAATGTCAATGCTCGTCATGCTTCTAGGCGGAGCTTCTACTGGTGCCATTTTGCAGCCATCAATTTTATCTCCCAGTGATGGTAATATTACAAGCACTAGAACTCCCCCTTTGGTTGGAAGCGCTTTTTCCAGCACTCCCGGCATTGCTCATGCGTCTACGGACTGGCAAGTAGCTTCAGACTCAGCTTTTTCAAATATTGTTTGGCAGTCGCTTAACGATGCAACAAATAAAACTAGCATTACTACTGGTGACCTGGGAGGAGGTGTTCGTTATGTAAGAGTGCGCTACAAGGGGGATAATGATATATATTCTTTGTATTCTTCAACTGTCGAGTTTATTTCACCTTGGGCATCAGGTGCTAACGCAGCTATAACAAGTGCCACAAATATGGATGTTAATGCATCCACAACTATCACTCTACAACCAGGCACTTATAGAATTTCCCTATGGGGAGGAGGAGGTGGTGGAGCAGAAAAAGCAGGTGGTGGTGGATCTGCTGGTTCTGTATCAAAAGATGTAACATATGCATCTGCTACATCCGTTGCATTCACTATTGGTACTGGTGGCGGTGGAACATCTGGTGACGGTGATAACGGAAATAGTGTCGCTGGATCTGGAGGATCCCCAGGCGGCGGCGGAGGCGCAAGTGGTGGCGGAAGCTCTTGGAATGGTGCCGGAGGTGGTGGATATTCCACTGCTTTAGGGATGACAGCCGCTGGCGGTGGTGGCGGATCTGGAGATTACTGGCTTATTAATGCAGGTGATCGGGCGGGTACGTCTGGAGGGTCTGGCTCTGGGGCAGGCGGAACTGGTGGTAATGGTAGTGGCAGCGCCGGATCTGGTGGAGGTGGTGGAGGTGGTTCAAGAACTACCGCCCCATCTTCATATGGCAACGCATTTCCTCGGACTGGTGGACAAGGCGGTTCTAATAGTGGATCATTTTCATCATCATCCAGTGGATCCACTTATGCTTCTTCTTTTTATGGAAGAACTTTTGGCGCTGGAGCTAGTGGAGGAAATCAATCAGGACAAGATGGTGGAGCAAGAATTCAAAAACTTGCATAATAAGGTGCGCCCATGGTTTCTATTGCAATCGCCTATGAGTTTATTGCAAATGGCACGGCGTTGATCGAAAGACTGCAAGTCATACCTTTCGTGAATTTCAAAGATAAGAAGATAGCAAGACCAGTTCAGCTCCTTTTTTGTTGTTATAGGCAAGGCTATAATAAATCTAATCAGCCAGCAAGCAATGATTTATCCGGCCACTTATGACATAGTGGTATTGCAAAATGCCACTTGGAAAAATCAATTCAGAGCTACTGAGAATCAGAAGCAGACGACCATTGATATTTCTGGAAGTACATTTACTACTGTTTGCCATGGACTGAGTGCCGGGCAAAAGGTGGTGTTTGCGGGCGGCGCATTTCCCTGTGGAATGACTGATAATACTGTCTACTATGTCATTGCAAGCGGCTTAACGAATGACTCTTTCAAGGTGTCTACTACATCCGGAGGGACAAGCTTGGCATTGTCTTGCACTGCTAGTGGCACTCATTATGTAAGCACGCCAATTAATTTAAGCGGCTATACCATTGATGCAGATATTAAGAGTATTCTCAATAATTCATATGTCAGCACATTTTCCACATCGTTGGTTGACGAAGAAAATGGGCTATTTCAGCTTCAACTTTCTCCTGCAACCACTTCTGGTTTCCAATCTGGACAATTTGGTTACGATGTAAGCCTCACTTCTTCTGGAGGAGAGCGTTACTATTGGCTTACAGGAACAATAACTGTTCAATCAACGTATTCGCGCAATTAATATGGATAGTGTTTCTTTGATCACAGCTAGCGGGCAATCCGCTATTGCAATCAATGCAAGTGCAGATGAAACATCATATCCCTCTTTAATAGTTGCAGCAGATGGAGAGTCTGCTGTTTTGATGAGTGGAGGAGATGATGCTGCGAGTGTCCTCGTTGGCATTAATGAAAATCCCTCCCCTTCTTTACTGGCTTCGTCTGTAGGAGCACAGGGGCCTGCTGGGGCGCCAGGTGCCACTGGTCCCGCTGGTACGCAGGGTGCAACTGGAGCGCAAGGAGCAACAGGCGCTGCGGGAGCTACTGGCCCTGCAGGAATCACGGGAGCTACTGGCGTTCAAGGCCCCACGGGAGTGCAAGGCGCCACTGGCGCCAATGGTGCCACTGGGGCTCAAGGAATCACTGGTGCCACGGGAGTTGAAGGTGCAACTGGCGTTCAAGGCGCTACTGGTGCTCAAGGAAGCACTGGCGCTACGGGGCCGCAAGGGGCTACAGGCGTAGAGGGGCCTACTGGGGCCATTGGTATTACTGGCGCAACTGGTCCACAGGGAGCTACTGGTGTTGCTGGACCCACTGGCGCAAGCGGTGTTCAGGGAGCAACTGGCCCACAAGGCGCCACGGGAATTGAAGGTCCAACAGGAGCTGCGGGGGCACCAGGAGCAACAGGGGCTACTGGAGTGCAAGGCGCCACGGGAGCACAAGGCCCCACGGGATCGCAAGGTGCTACTGGTGCGCAAGGTTATTCTTCAAGCCTGTTTAAATACAACGCAAACACTACAAGCACAACAGGGGATCCTGGTGCTGGATTTATATTATGGAACTCAGCAACGCAAACTAGCGCTACAAGTATTAGCGTCAGCCATTTGACGAGCGACAATGTTGATGCAGATATATTCTTAGCACTTTTGCTGCAAACAGAAAATATTACAATTCAGGACCAA